GAAAAATTGAAAAGTATTGAAGGGATTACTTCGATGTGGATAGAAGAAGCAACGGAGTTATCTCTTAATGATTTTAATGAAATAGACAGAAGGTTAAGAGGAAAGACTAAAAACTATAAGCAAGTTATCCTAACGTATAACCCAATATTAAAGGCAAATTGGACATTTTTAAGATTTTTTACCGATATGTCCGAAGAAGATTTAAAAGATATTACTAAATTAAGGACTACCTATAAAGATAACAGTTTTATTAAAAATGATTATGCTTATAAAAAATTATTAGAAGGCTATACTGGCAACATGCGAACAGTCTATACCCTGGGGCAGTATGGACAGCTTGAAAATGCCATCTATACCAACTGGCGAATGATACCCGATAGCGAATTTCCCACTACTGACGAGCCGATTTATGGACTTGACTTTGGGTTTATTGCACCGATGGCATGTGTGAAGGTTGTTGTAGATATGGAAGAACGAAAGATATACCTGCATGAAGAATTTTACAAGACACGACATACCACTAAAATGTTTGCCGAGGAAATGGAAGGGACGGGAATTGAAACAAAAAGAATAATAGCTGACAGTGAAGCACCTGACAAGATAGCTGAACTAAATGATGATTATGGCTATGGCTATATCGAAGGTGCTAACAAAAACAAGGGGTCAGTTGTGGCGGGCATAGATTATATTAACCAATTTGAGATACTTATAACCGAGAGTAGCCAGAATATTAAAAAAGAAATTGAAGGATATGAGAGGAAAAAGGATAGAGACGGCATAGTAAAAGAAGAACCGAATAAAGGGGTTGACCATCTCATGGATGCTTTTAGATATGTGATATATACGATATTCTATACAGAGGGCATGCCTTATTTCTATGTGCCTGGGCAAGAAGATAAAAAAGAGAAGGAAGAGGAAGAAAAAGAGCATTTGACAATTAATAAATAATTTGCTATTATAATATATATGTTTTTTATTAACAATTATATAAGGGGGTGATTTTATAAAAGTAACGATCCCTTTTACAGATAAAGTAATAGATATTATGTTATCAAAAGCAGCCTTACCGGCCAGAGCATCAGATCCACGATACTGGCCTAACGACCCTATACCCTTTGGAAGTGCTTCAAATACATTCAGAAATACATCCGAGCAGTTAAAGGCTTATCAAGGTTGGGTTGGGGATTGCGTATCGCTTATAGCTGAACGATGTGCCTCTATCCCTCTACGGCTATATAATAAAAACGATGAGCTAATAAAAGAACATCTATTCTATGATCTCATGAAATTCTTCAATCCCGACACTACTGCATTTGGCGGAAAAGAATTAAGATCCATTTACAAAGATCTAACCGGTGAATGTTATATCCTGATGGCCAAAGACAGCTTTGGCATTCCCAGGGAATTATATTTCAGAAGCCCGGACAAGATGACCCCGGTAGCAAAAAAAGGAATCATAGACCATTATAAATATTTACAGGGATATGAAGAAGTAATCTATCCCAGAGAAGATGTATTATTCTTTAAATATTCGAACCCCGCAGACCCTTCCAGGGGGGCGTCCCCTGTCCAGCGTAAGGCCTACGCTTACGATACCGATAAATATAATATGATTTATCAGCTAAATGTATTTAAAAATGGGGTGCATTTAAAGCAGGTATTGGAAAGCGAGAAGAATATGCCGCCTGACCAGGTTAAAAAGATATTGACTTTATTCTCCCAAACCTATGGCGGGGCTGATAATTCACACAAAACAGGCGCTTTAATCGGTGGTATGAAAATAAAGGATGTTGGCGTATCTAATAAAGATATGGAATATATGCTATTAGCCGAATGGAATATGCGACAGCTTGCAAGTGCTTATCATACGCCACCGCAAAAATTATCCCATCCGGAGAATACCAACTTGGCCAATATGCAGGCTTTAGATGTTTCATGGAATCGGGAATGTATTTTACCGAGATTGCTCCAGGATGCAGAAATTATTAATAATGGATTATTACCATTATATAAAGAGCCGGGGTTATATTGTAAATATGATAATCCTGTCCCGGCTGATGAAGCATTTATATTAAAGAAAAGAGAAAGTAACATCAAGAATTATGTTATGACCGTTAACGAAGCTAGGGTTGAGGATGGCATGGATGAAGTCCCCTGGGGCAAGGTACCGCTTGCACCGTTTAGCATAGCACCGTTGGGGTCAGCTACCGAAACACCGGCACCAGCCCCGGAAAAGTCTATTAAGCTAAAAGAATATACGGATGATTTTAAAAAGGAATATTGGAATCAGTTTATTAAAAGAATTACGCCATTAGAAAATGAATTTAAGCGGGGTATGATCAAGCTATTTCAGGAGCAGGAATTAAGAGTTTTAAGGGCATTAAGGGGCAAGAAAAATATTAAGATCAGCGAGCAAGACGTTCAAAATGTATTAAAGATAACCCACGATGAAAGAACGATAGCAGGGTTTGCCGAATTTACCTTACCCCGAATAACAGAAATGGTTAAGATTAACGGAACTGCTGCTTATGCAGAATTAGGTGTGTCCGGGGCTTTTGATGTTTCAAATCCAAAGGTGATAAAATGGATTAAAGAAAGATCGGGTATGTTAATTAAAAGTATAAGCAATACAACCCTGGAGAAGTTAAGAAAAACATTGGCAGAAGGAATAGCAAGCGGTGAAAGTATACCCCATCTGGCCAGTCGGGTTAGTGCGGTTTATGAAGATGCCAAAGGATATCGGTCTAAATTAATTGCACGAACTGAAAATATAAACGCATCAAATAGCGGGGCATTAGAAGCCTATAAGCAGTCAGAAGTCGTCAAAGAAAAGGAATGGCTGGCCACTATGGATGACCGGGTAAGGGATGAGCATGCAGCCATGAATGGGGAAGTGGTTGGGTTAAATGAATCTTTTTCAAATGGGGAAATGTACCCCGGTGAGCCGAATTGCAGGTGTACCGTATTGCCGGTTATTTCTAAAGATTAAAGGAGAGAATAAAATGGATAGATTAGGTTATCAACCGAATAAAGGGGAATTAAATTCAAAGAATCCGCCAAAAGGTGGGAGTGGAATACCCGGAAAGAATATATACAAAACAATGTGGGGAAAATTTAAGGAAAAATATGGTGATGAGTATATTATATTTGAGGGTGGAGATTTAGTTAAAGATGTTATGAAAGAATTTGAAGATAAATATTTATTAATAAAGTGAGGTGAGAAATATGGATGAAATTATATTAAAACAATATGAATCAGAAGTTAAGGCGGTAGAGGGCGAACGAGCCTTAAATGTAACCATTACCACTAATGACGTTGATAGATCCGGTGATATAGTTGAACCTAAAGGGGCAAAGCTAACCAACTTTAAAAAGAATCCTGTTGTATTAATGGCACATGATTATCAGGGTTTACCTATCGGCAGGGCTACGGATTTAGTTAAAACCGATACCGGCATTACTGCAAAGGTAATATTCCCGGAAGAAGGCACATATCCGCTGGCCGATACCGTTTATAATATGTATAAACAGAAATTCATGAAGGCCTGGAGTATCGGGTTTATCCCTATTAAGAGTGAAGAAATTAATGTAGATGACGATGAGGATAAAAAGGGGTTCTTTGGTGGTGGTAGGCGATATAAGACATGGGAGCTGTTAGAATTTTCGGCCTGCTCTGTACCTAATAATCCCGGTGTTACTACTGACATGATAAGTAAAGGGATCGATACTGAGCTATTGAAGGAAGCCGGATTTATTACGATAGTTGAAGCAGATAAAAAATATAATTGTGAATGTATAGAATGTAGCCATAAGATGAAATCTGATAAACATTGCAAAGATTTAAAATGCCCTGAATGTGGCGGAACTATGAGGCGGGTTGAGAGGCCGGGACCGGGAGAGGATGCCAAAGACGCCGAAGATGTTAAAGCTATCATCAAGGACAAAGTAAAAGATGTAAAAGCTGACCCAATAGACCCGGACAAAGTAATGGCTTCTATTGAGAAGGATGAAGAAGAAGATAAAATTGAAATAAATATAAATGAAAATGATATCAATATAACAAGTAAAACGGCAATAATTATATATGAAATGGTTAAAGAAAATAAAGAGTTAAAAGAAAAGATAAAAGAGCTTGAAATAAAGGCCGGTGCAGTTTTGAATGCTAAAAATAAAAGCAATCTTAAAAATGCCCAGTCGTTAATTCAATCAGTATTGGATTCTGCCGGAGAGGAAGAAGGCCAGGAAGGAGAAGAAGAAAAAGACACTAAAAAAGACGATACCGTAATTACTCTAACAGCCGATAAAAAAGAAGATCCAGGAAAAGTCGAAGTAAAAAAAGAAAAAACAATTACAGTAAACGAAACAGTTATAGCAGCAGCAATAAACAAAGCCATGAAATTTCAGCTTGGCATAACTGAAAAATAATCCAATACAAAATAAAAAAGAAAGGAAGTGATTTTATTATGGGTGATGAAAAGAAAGAAATGACAGAATTACAATTAGCAGAATTTGTAAAAAAACAAGTAACCGAAGGACTGAAACCATTTTTAAAAGTAGAACGGCCGGAAGCAGAAGAAGGGGTAATTGAAAAACCTCTTTATAATAGCTTCGGAAATTTTCTACAATCTGTGGTTAATCATGATAAAACCCTGGCCGAATATGTTGAAAAAACTTTATCGATGGATAGCGACCCGGCAGGTGGTTATTTAGTGCCTGAAAAGCATATTCCAGGGATATTAAAAGTTGCGAGTGAAGATGGTATTGTGAGATCGAAAGCTACTGTAATACCGGCCGGAACTCCGCCAGATGCAGAAGTAAATATTCCGGTATTAAATCAAGCCGGGGCAGCTTCACATGATATGTTTGCCGGAGTATGGTTCCAATGGACTAACGAAGGCGGAGCCAAACCCGACAAAGAACCCGCATTCGACAGTATTAAATTAGCGCCGGAAGAATATTCCGCATCTACAATATTAACCGATAAACTGATCAGGAACGCAAAGGCATTAGAGGCATTTGTAAAAGCAATATACAGCAGAGCGCAAGTTGCATACGAAGATTATTATTTCTTAAATGGAAATGGTGTAAATCAACCTTTAGGAATAATTAATTCTCCTGCATATATTCAGGCCGCAAGGACAGGCGGAGGTGCAATTATAATCGCAGATCTGTTATTGATGTTGGCGCAGATCATTCCGGGTGGTAAATACGAGTGGATTATATCCCGAAGCGCTTATGCACAAATAATTAATTTAGCAGATGCAGCCGGGAATACTGTATTTATTGGTGGCGATATTACCAAAGGTGTAAAAGACAGATTATTTGGTTATCCGATTAAATGGACCTTTAGAGTGCCGGCATTAGGCGCCGTAGGTGATATTACTTTAGCAGATTGTTCGTACTACCTAATTAAAGATGGTTTTGGACCTGCTTTTGATACCTCAAAACACGTTTACTTTACAAGTAATAAAACTATCTTAAAGATGTTCGGAAATGTAGACGGCCAACCCTGGGTAAATGGAACTATAACCGCAGAAGATGGAGCAACCGAAATCAGCCCATTTGTTGGATTATCAGTATAATTAAATTAAAATAAACTTTGAAAGGAGTTGATTGTATATGAGAGATTTAGCCGAAAATTTAGGCGTACTAGATGCCATAAGACCGGTTGACAGTGGAGTTGCAGAATACAACGCAAGATCTAACGGGGATCATGCAACCGTAGACGAGATTGATTTAGCTGATTATCATTATCCTAGAAAGATAATGGTTATAGTATCTGTTGGAGAACTTTCCGCCGGTGGAACTTTGGATATTGATATTGAAAGCGGGGATACTACCGCGGCACTCACAAATACCGATGCAAGCCTGGATCAGATGATTGCCGCAGGGGTACAAGTTTACGAATATAAACCAACCCGCAGATTTATCAATGTCGAGGCAGTTGTCGCAGTGGATAACGTAACTTATAGTGTTACTTTAGTTATGGATCATGCAAGATTTGGAAATATGGGGTCAGATGATTAAATGAGAGATCTAGCGGAAAATCTTGGTATATTAGTTTCACATAGACCTCTTGAAGTACCGGCAGGAACGTATAACACCAGGGCAAACGGGGCGCATAATACGGCCGGGGAAATAGACCTGGCTGATTATCATTACCCGCGTAAAATGTTAGTAATTATAACTTTAGGCGCGGCTGATCAATCGCAGATGTTTCCATTTCCGCAAGCGACACTTCAAGCAAGAATATATAGTGGAACGGCAAGCGGCGCCCTGGTTAATCTGGATAAAACATTTCCGGTATTTTTTACCCCGGGTGAACAGATCTATGAATATGAAACTGTAAGAAGATATGTTAATATAGAATGTATCGTTACCAATGTTATTTCGCTATATGTAGATTTTGCGGTGGTTCTGGTTACTGATCATGCCAGGTACGGATCTATGGGATCCGATGATTAAAATATGAAAGGATGATGAAACCATGAGAGTTATAATTGGCCGTACCTTTTTTTATAAAAAAGATAATATGATCTACGAAAGGGGTAAAAATTATCCGGTTAATAAAGAAATGGGTAAGTGGATAACTAGAAAACAGCTTGGAACAGTTATCCCGGAAGTAGTACAGAAAAAAGGAAAACGGCATTTAAAGGATTTAAA